GCCGGCAGATGTGGCTGCATTTCGCGGCTGTGCCTGCGCTCGCATTGTCCGCGCTGTGGCCGCCGCTGATTTACCCGGCGGCGTTCTTGTTCGGCGCTTCCATGATATTGTTGGAAATCAATCTGCTGTACGCATTCCGGGTCTACCAACAGAACGTCAGACTGGCGCCCCAAGCCGCTTCCCAGCCAATTTAAAGGAGAATCATGCAAAGCCCATTTTTGCTCGACAACGAGGGTGCCTACCAGGCATGGCGCAGCCGAAAACTGGAAAACTACCCTACCCGCCTGGAGCAGATCGTGGTCGAGGTCGGCGACCCGCGCAGCCTGACCCAGCCCGAATATCAGGCGATCCTGCAAGCCTGCCGGAAAACCAACATGGCGATCTATGTCAGCAAGACCGGCACCGATCCAGACAAGGAAATTCCGCGCCTGCTCGGCAAGCGGTATGGCCTGGAGCGCCTGGATTGCAACATGCTTGCCGACGATGACGGCCTGACCTCGCTCACGGTGGTGGAAAGTGCGCCGCGCCAAGCCTTCATTCCCTATTCCAACCGGCCGATCAAGTGGCATACCGATGGCTACTACAATACGCCGGAGCGCCAGATTTGGGGCTTGCAACTACATTGCGTGCAAAGTTCGGGAGAGGGCGGCGAAAATGCCCTGCTGGACCATGAAATCGCCTACCTGCTGATGCGCGACGAAAACCCCGACTTCATCCGCGCCCTGATGCAGCCCGACGCCATGACCATTCCGGCACGGGTCGAGGAGGATGGCGTGGCGAGGTCGGATTCGGTTGGCCCGGTGTTTTCGGTACACCCGGAAAGCGGCGACCTGCACATGCGCTACACGGCGCGCACCCGCAGCATCGCCTGGAAGCAGGATGAAACAACGCTGGCGGCGGTGGTCTTTCTGGAGAAGCTGCTCGCCAGCGACCTGCCCTACATCTACCGTGGCCGCCTGGAGCCGGGGATGGGGCTGGTCTGCAACAACGTACTGCACGACCGCGCCGGTTTCAGCGACGCGCCGGACAAGAAGCGTCTGCTCTACCGCGCCCGCTACTACGACCGGATTGCGGGAACGGGGGTGGGTGATGTGTATGGATTATAGCGGGCGTAGGATGCTGTGACGCAGGAACCGCATCCGCGATTTTACTGCGCAACCCGCGCACTACTTCTTGCAGGTCATATGCCCATCACGAAATCCCCGGTTACCCAGGCAGGTTGCAATCCCGTCCATGCGTTTGGCGGAATCTCTGACGATGGCATTCATGGTTTCACAGTCGCTTCTCACGGCGCTATAGCGGGTCATGCAATCCCCGTGGCTTTCCACAGGTGTGGGTGCTGGCTCTGGTTCTCGTGGCGGGGTAGATGAACATCCTGCGATCAGGATGGCGATCAGTGGAATTGTCAGTAAGCGCATTTTTATACCGTCGGGTTTGGTCCCGTTTCCATACAGCGGTTAAAAGCATCGTTCATGTTGGGAAGACCTTCGACATCCATGTGATTAACCATGGATACGCAGTCCTCGTGTTTTACTTGTTCAACGGCTTCAGCAGCCAATTTCAGAGCCACTCTCTGTTGTTCTTCAACCTGAAGCGTCTTGAACGCCCCAACTATTTTTTGAACAAGGCGATCCATTTCCTGCGGGGTAATCGTTTTTTGGGGATAATGCCTCATCAGTTCATTGTGGATTGCGGCCTTGGCGATTTCAGATGGACTGAGTGGAATAGTTTGAGGCGGAACAGGATAGTAGGGTGGCGGAGGCGTATTGCTGTCTTTCCCAGCGGCTACCACTGTCAAAATAATACTACCGAGCAGCCCAACGAAGGCCTTGGTGACAGAAGCGCCAAATTCCTTGGTTGCCCCATCCTTAACTTTTTCTCCCCACATTTCACACCCCCACTCCCGCGTTGACGTCACATAGGCCTCACCCCATCATAGCCATTCATTTTCAAAGATTTTCCCCCGTCATCAAAACCCCGCCCTAACCCCCGCCATCAGCAGTTGCGTGGTCTGCTCCTGCCTGAATGTGGCGGAATAATCGGCGAACCATTGTGTTTTCCGGCTGGCCCTGATGCTTGCGCCTGCGCCGAGTTGCAGGGCGTCGCGGGTTCTCCTGGCGCCGCTGGCGGTGAAGTCGCCTGCGCCGGGCGCGGCGGCGAAGGCGGCGGTGATGCTGTTGTCCAGCGTGCCGAATTCGTGCTTCCAGGCCGCGCTAACGCCTACTTCGCCGCGCGGCTGGTCGCCCTCCCGGATCTCCCGCGCCACGCGCAGTCCCAAGGTGGAGAGCAGCGAATCGACGGATTTCCCCGCCACTGCCAGGTTCGCGCCGGGCGCGCCGCTCTCGGTGTAGCGATCCTGCTGATATCGCGTCGCCTGCAAGCCGAGCGAAGGCTCCAGGCGCAGCCCCTCGCCCAGCGCGTAGCGGGCGCCCGCCTCGCCGAACAGCGTCCAGGCGCTGGCGTTGTAGTCCGCCTTGGCCTGATTAGTAAAGCGGCTTTGATTCCCGGATGAAAAGCATTTGAATACCGGACAAACAATATTCAAAGAAATTCGATGATTCCCGGATGAAGATATCCGCCCCTTGTGAGGGCGGATTTTTTGCCTTACGCTTCGGATAGCCTGGCCGATGAAAAGGCTGGCTCCCAAGTTGCAGGATAGTCTGCCTGGGCGATGGCTGCCACGATTCCCCTGTCCAGTTCTCCCAGCACCTTCTCTATCAGACGTAGCCCCATCGGGGCCAGATCGCGGCGCCATAGTGTCCTGGCATCATCGCCGGGGCGAACGTGGCACCAATCTTGGGCGGCGATGGGGCCGGTGTCTGCGCCGTCATCCATCCAATAGGCGGTGCCGCCTGCTATCGGGTCGCCCATGTGGATCGTCCAACGCACAGCGTCCCGGCCACGGTGTCTCGGCAGGAGGGAGGGGTGATAGCCCAGCGCCCCATACCGGGTGGCCAGCCTGGCCCCCCGGGTGATGAAGGCATGGGCGTGAGCGGCAACAATCACGTCGGTGCCGGCTGGGATGTGCCCGGCCTCTACCCGCTGCCGACACACCTCGACCGGAACTTCTGCCTGCTGGGCGGCGGCAGACAGGCGGTCGTACTCTTCGTCCACCGCTCCTGGTGCAAATACCTTGGCCACCTCATCACCCCGCCGCAGGCAGAGCTTCAGTGTCTCTGCCCCCAACCATTGCTGGCCAACGATCACGATTCGCATACACCCTCCCCGAGGTAGCGGAAGCCCTGCACAGCCCGGAAGTGACCGCCGTAACCCGCCATGCCGGACGAATCCTTGCCCGCCTTGGCCGCACTTTTTGCCACCGACTCTCGGCAGCGGCCCTTATGATCCCCGTGCAGCTTGGCCGATACCTGAGTCCATTTCCTGTCCCGCCGCAGGGTGTTGGCTAGCCCTGGGTGGGAGGTATGGAAGAGCGTGGGCATCGGCTTGCCGTAGCGGTTCTCCCCGCGCTGCCAGGCATCGCAAACCGCGTTCAGGAACCGCATGCCTACTCCGGCCCCTTGCCATTCCGGCATGACCACCAGGCGGCAGGCGCGGGCCTCCACTAAGCCGGGCCGGGTGCTGACGGCGATATGGGCAACCGGCTCGCCGTCGATGGTGGCCACGTAGCAACTGGCGGCGATCATATGGGGCAGCTTCAGATAGTGATGCGGCTCAAACAGCGGCCAGTAACGCCAGTCTGTTTGATGGATTTGCATTTCCAGGCGTGGCCGTCGCCAAAGATACCCCCGTTCAAACTGCCCCGAGGCGGTATCAAAAACCCAGTCCGGCTCCAGCCAGTCGAGAATATCGTAGTGGCAGGAGAGCAGCACCACCTTGCCTCCGGTGCGTCGCCACGCCTTGGCGAAAGCTCCGGCTCCGATCTTGGCAATCTGCCGATCCACCACCGATGAAAACTCATCGACCACCGCGAATGCCGGCGTTTCGCACACCAGCCTGGCCAGCGTGGCGCGGAACTGCTCGCCATTGGAGAGCACCTGGAAGGGACGTAGCCAGGTCGGCACGCTCCCCAGCCCGACCGCAGAGAGCGCCCCGGTCGCAGCGTTGAAGTCGCCGTCCGGTGCAATGGCATCGATGACCGGTAGGTCTTGCGGCCAGATCGGAGCGTAGGCGCTGCCCAGCTTCGCCCCAATACTGCTCTTGCCGCTGCCGGAGGGGCCGACCACTACCCCGATGCTCCAGCCGCCGTCATCAATCGGCAGATCGGCATCCAAGGCGAAGTCGGCGCCGCTTTCCACGTTGAACAGGGATTTGACGCGGGCGGCGCGGTAGGTATTGAAGTCAGCGCAGCGGTGGCGGATTTCGACATTCATACCGTCACCACCCGCAGCTTGTAGCCATGCGCCTTTAATTTGTTAAAAAGCTGCTCCTGCGCCTTGGCATCCTCACACAGGATGATTACGCCATACTGCTCGCGGTATTTAAACCCGTTCTTGCCGAGTGGTTGTTTCGAGTTTGCCATCGTGGGCCTCCCTATCTGGCGGTCTTGCCGCGCTGATTAGAGGCTCGCTGGCCTTCATTTGATTGATCGCCCCACAGCGTGGGCACTTGATGGAGAGGCGGATATATTCCGCTTCTGCCAATTTTCTATTGCAGGAACCGCAACGAACCGTTTCCATTTTACTGCTCTCGCGTGATAGCCTTCGGCCCGCTGTGTGCACAGCACGGTGCCTTGGCTAAACGCAGGATACCTCTGCGGGAGGTGGCCGTTATGGGTGTTCCCGCACCCTCAACGGCCGCACCGTCTTTTTATTCTATTGCCTGTAATTTCCCCTCCCAAACCACCGCACCGCCCAATACATCAGCGTGCGGGTAAAATGCGACACGCCCAGCACCGTCATCGCCTCCAGAAACGTCCGGTCGGCGTATGCCTTGCTGCCGATGGCGCGGGCATAAAGGTAATCATGGATGATGGCCGCCTTGGCCCACCGGCCGTGGGGCGGAAAGATCGCCCACAACAGGCGCGGCATGCTGGCCAGGTCGGTCACCGCTCCCGCCGGAACGCGGATGACCGTGTCGCTGGGATAGCTGCCGACGTGGTACTCGAACGCGGCCAGCAACTGCCAGCGGTAGTTGTCGAGCATCCGCAGATCGGCGGGGGTGGTGAAAGAACTCATCTGGGCTGTTCGCCGAATGCGGGCGGCCAGCTGCCGGAGAAGTCGTATGACGCCGGGTCAGCGCTGGCTTCCATTGCGGCCTTGTGAGTTTGCGCAGCCGCGAAAATGGCCTGGTCGCTGGCCGCAGCCGCTCCGAGAAGCTGCTGGGCGAGCGTTGGAGTCATGGTGACGAATGAACCGTCCATGGTTTTCCATTGCAGATTCGTCGGGATGCTGGCACCCAGCAGCACCAATCCGAGCTGCTGGCTGCGACTCTTCTGGTCGCTGTGGAACCACTTGGCGCCGACCTGGTAGCCGCCCCGGTCGGTGCGGCGGTCGCGCTCGGACTTGATGCGCATCCAGACATCGGCAGCGGTCGGGGCAGGCGGATCGGCAAGTGTCGGGCGGCCATCGGCATCGGCGACGATGCGCTGACCATTGCTCTGACCGGCGAGCAGAGAGGCATGTTCGGTAGGCGTGATCTCGACGGCATCGGCGGGAATGGCATCGCCATGAATCGCGGCATCGTAAAACCCGCCGGTCGATTGTGAATAGAACATGATTTCTCCTTTAATTGCCGATGGCGATCCAGCTGGCGACGGTTCCAGCCACATTGCAGATCAGATTGAATTGGGATGCGGTCCACGCAGTGGTGGAATATCCAATGGTTGGGGTCGAGCCAAACTCGATCCCAACCAGAGATAGGCAGGCGTTCGGGAATGCAACAGGGAAAGAAAAAGTGTGTTGCACATTTGAGTTCGGTAATGACGCCCTCCCCCACTGTAGCATCAGTCCGCTGGGTAACTTCTGGTAGCCGCTGGCGGCTGCGGAAGAACCGAACAGCGAGGCAGAGCGCGACAAGAGCATCGAACCCCCTACCATTGCCCACGTGTTGGCTCCGATGCATACCAACAAGGCCGACTCTGTGTATCCGTGGACATAGCTTTGAACTGTGGAGCTACCGATAAATATGGTTTGGTTCGCTAATGCAGAAACCGTAACGGCGCCGCCAGAACTGGTAGCATTAAATAATAAGATTGCATCCCCGATGCGCACGCTGCTCGCATCCGGAAGCGTTGCCGCATTCATCGTCCCCCCGAAGGATAAAGCACTTCCCAAAGATGATACTGGAATAGCCCCGTTCCCGTTTAGTCCGGAGTAAGCACTGAAAAGCAAGCCTGAGTTCTTCACAAACCCCGTCGTCGCCAGCTTGCCGCTATTGTCGAACTGCGCGGGCGTCGGGGCTGTCGGTGCATTGGTGAACGCGGGGGAGTTAATTGGGGCAAAGGCTGCGAGGTTGGCAATCGTTGCAAACTTCGCCAGCAGCGCATTCTTCAACTGGGTGTTGTCGCCCTTATTCAAGACGATCCCCGCCCACTCGACGAACGTGGCCAGCTCCTCCTGGAAAGCGTTCATGATCTCCGGCGTAATCTCCGTCGGCGGACGAAGCGCCGCCGGGTCTTCGGCCACAAACAAGTGATTTACGTGTCCGGCCCCATCAATTCGGTGCATAGTTGCCTCCTACTCCTGAAATATCTTCGAACCACAAATAAACGTGGGCTTGCTTGAAGGCCGCCAAGGCCTCCCACAGCACCGCCGGATTCACCACCGAGCGGTAATAGCGCACCCGTAGCACGTAGCGGCTCCGGGTGCTCCACAGACGGTCGCCGATGCGGCTGCCGTGGCCGTTGCCTACACGGGCCGGCCCCAGCAGGTGGTCCACCCGCACCAGGGATATGGGAAAGTTCAACCCCGGCGCAGCCTGGCTCCATAGCCGCTGGCCCACTGTGCTGCCGATGGCGAAGGGGCGGCGCGGCATCGTCTCGGTCAGTCCGCCCAGCGCCTCCTCGGCCACGCGACGGTAAGCGCCGATGTGCCAGCTGCCGGCCTTGGGGCGGTGGGTTTCGATGGCGTTGTCCAGCACGGCCTGGGCGGCGGCCTCGACGCGGGCAAGCTCTTCGGCGGTACCCAGCAACAGCGCGTCTCCCGTGCCGCCTTCCGGCCATTCCCACGCCGCACCAGGCGGCAACAGCGCCTTGATGGCGTCGGCGAATTCGCGTGGGGTATGGTCCGTGATTTTCATGCCCAAACTATCGGATTCAGAACCAGCACCTCGCCAGCACCCGCAGCAATATCGGCGGTTGGCTCAATTCGGGTGTACTGGCTGGTCACGGTGGCAATGGCTGCATCGATCTCGGCCATGGCCAGCAATGATGTTTCGCTGGCTTCATCCAGCACGGTAACGCTGACAGCTGCGGCAATGGCGGCCCGGTTAGGCGCCGTATCGAAGCCCGGCAGCAGGTCGATAGCGACCACTACCGCATGCTTTATCGGGGCTACCACACGCCAGTCGGCAGTCGCCGGGGCGATGCCCCGCAGGTAAGCCGCTACGGCATCCAGCACGGCCTGTGTCGGCAAGCGGTCGGGCAGGGTGTT